TAATGACTCTGACGCATTCAACGCAGGAAATCTAGTAACAGCTTTCTATGATGCTGCTGCTGCTCTTGACGAGAAAGGCGTAAGTTCTCAGGGTAGATGTGCGGTTCTTAACCCACGTCAATACTACGCACTTATAACCGATGTAGCATCAAACGGTCTTGTAAACAGAGACGTTCAAGGTACTGCATTACAAGGTGGTAATGGCGTTGTAGAAATCGCTGGAATCAAGATCTACAAGTCAATGAATATTCCATTCCTTGGCAAGTACGGTACAGCTTTCGGTGGTACTACAGGTAAAACAGCCCCAGCTAACCTAGGTTCACACATTGGTCCAGCTCTAGAGAATGCTAATGGTTCTCAGACAGGTATCAATAACGACTACGGTCAGTCTGCTGAAGTAGGAGCTAAGTCATGTGGACTTATCTTCCAGAAAGAAGCTGCTGGAGTTGTAGAGGCAATAGGTCCTCAAGTACAGGTAACATCAGGGGATGTGTCTGTTGTTTACCAAGGCGACGTAATCTTAGGAAGACTCGCTATGGGAGCAGACTACTTAAATCCTGCTGCTGCTGTAGAACTATATGTTGGTGCAACAGCTCCTTCTGCGTTCTAATTTATACATTTATACGGGAGCTTCGGCTCCCTTTTTTTTTATCTATGACTACTCCAATAGCAACCGATACCGAACTATCCGCAGTTAATTCTATCTTGGGTAGCATAGGACAATCACCTATCACAGTATTAGCCAACAACCCAAACCCAGAAGTAACCTTTATCCATAATATCCTTAAGGAATGTATAAAAGATGTACTGAATGAAGGTTGGCATTTTAATACTGAAGAACATGTAGAAGTCTTACCTGATGGTAATGGCAACATAACTATTCCTGTTAACTATCTCCGTTATGACCTAAGTGATGGTCAGGCAGATAGGCAAATGGATTTAGTAAAGAGAGATGGCAAATTATATGACAAGGTAGCCCATACAAATGTATTTGATGTAGAGAAATTAGAACTAGATATAGTTTATCTATTTGATTTTACAGATTTACCTTCTGTGTTCCAGAGATATATTGTTGCGTTAGCTTCTTCCAGAGCTGCAACTCAATTAATAAACAACCCAAGTCTAGTACAACTATTACAACAACAAGAAGCTCGTACACGTGCTGCTGTCATTGATTACGAATGTGAACAAGGAGATCATTCATTCTTAGGTTGGCCGCATGAAACAAGCTACAGATCTTATCAACCTTACAGAGCTTTAATTAGATAAATGGCAAGTGTTACTCAAACAATACCAACATTAACTGGTGGTTTATCAGAACAACCAGATGAACTAAAAGTACCGGGACAAGTTAATGTCGCAAATAATGTATTACCTGACGTAACACAAGGTCTACAAAAACGTCCCGGTGGTATCTTAGTAGATTCATTAAGTGATGGTACTTTAAATTCCTACAGTACAGGTAAATGGTTTCATTACTACAGAGATGAAGCAGAACAATATATAGGTCAAATCATTCGACGTAATGGTCATGCTGATGATGGCAAGATAAGAATGTGGCGATGCTCAGATGGTCAAGATATGACTGTTACACATGATGCTGGTACACAAAACTATCTCATTCACTCAACTGATGATGAAGTTCAAACTCTTACAGTAAACGACTTTACCTATATAACTAATAGAACTAAAACAATTACTATGGCTACCGGTTCGGATCTTGAACCAGTCAGACCAGCAGAGGCATTTATAGAACTAAAACAAGTCTCTTATGCTAAACAGTATTCAGTTAATTTATTTGATAACGATACTACTCAAACCACCTCTACAGCTACACGTATAGAAGTACAGCTATATAGATCTAGTAATAACATGTGTCATACTGATGGCTCATTAAGATCGTATGCTGAACGTCATACTGACAGTAATAGGTGTACAGGATCTGGTGCTAGTGATAATCAAACTAAAGATTCTTACTTACCTAATGTAGCTACACGTATATTTAGCGTTGGTAGTAATACACAATTAACTGATGAAGATGTAGAAGGTACTAGCTATACATACAACGTTAGTGTTAACTACAATAATACTTCTGGAAAATCAAATCTATATTTCAGAATAAGAACTACAGGTCAATCAATACCAGAGGGTAATAGTTCTTCACCTCAATATCATGGAAGATATACAACTACACATGACTTGCTATCTGGTGGTGAAGGTTGGGTAACTGGAGATCAGTTCTTTGTATGGATGAAAGGTGCTGAATATAGAGTTACTGTTACGGATCATAGTACAACCGCAGAGCAAGCAAACTTAGGTTTAATTAGACCTACACCAACACCGTTTGACACTGAAACTACAGTTACTGCTACTGCTATTCTTGGTGATGTACGCCAAGCAATAATAGATACAGGTAACTTTACCTCAGCTCAAGTTAAGCAAATAGGTAATGGATTATATATAACAAAAGGAACTTCGTTTAATGTTTCAACACCTGTAGGTGAACTTCTAAATGTATTAACAGATTCAGTACAAGATGCAACTGACTTACCTTCTTCTTGTAAGCATGGTTATGTAGTAAAAATAGCGAATAGTGAAAGTGAAGAAGATGACTATTACGTTAAATTTGTAGGTCACAACAATAAAGATGGCGAGGGTGTTTGGGAAGAATGCCTAAAGCCCGGGTCAGAAAAGAAGTTTACAGCTTCTACAATGCCAGTCCAACTTAAAAGAAATGCTAATGGTACATTTACAGTTAGCACAGTTAGCTGGGACGAGGCGCAAGTAGGAGATACAGTTGAAGATGGTTCTAACCCAAGACCTAGTTTTGTAGGTAAGACTATTAACAAGATGCTTTTCTATAGAAATAGATTAGTAATGCTTAGTGATGAGAATGTCATTATGTCTCGTCCGGGAGATTTCTTTAATTTCTGGTCTAAGACAGCTATTACATTTACAGCTACAGATCCCATTGACTTATCTTGTAGTTCTGAATATCCAGCTATTGTCTACGATGGTATTCAGGTTAACGCTGGTTTAGTTTTATTTACTAAAAACCAACAATTTATGTTGACCACAGACAGTGATGTCTTAAGTCCTCAAACCGCAAAGATAAATGCCATAGCTTCCTATAACTTTAACCATAAAACAAACCCTATAAGCTTAGGTACAACAATAGCTTTCTTAGATAACGCTAATAAATTTAGTAGATTCTTTGAAATGGCTAGGGTTTTACGTGAGGGAGAACCAGAGGTAGTTGAACAGAGTAAAGTTGTAAGTAGTTTATTGGCTAAAAACTTAACCTTAGTAGCCAATAGTAGAGAGAACTCAGTAATATTCTTTGCTACAAAAGGCGGTACCAAGATCCAAGGATTTAGATATTTTACTAGCAGTGAAAAACGATTACTACAAGCGTGGTTTGAGTGGGATGTTGTAGGTGAAATTCAATATATGTGTATGTTGGATGACGCTTTATATGTGGTTTATAGAAATAATAGTAAAGATCAACTCTTAAGATTCCCTATTCGATTAGATGACTCTGGCTTATTTGCTACGGATACTAAAGGCACCGCATCTACAGATGATGATGTTGTATATCTTGTACATCTAGATAACGCAAAAACAGTAACCCCGTCAGTTACTTACAATGCTGCTACTAATACAAGCACATTTACTAAACCTACAGGGTTTGAAAGAACAACAGATTTGTGTGCTTTTGACGCAGACTTTAGTAATAACTTTGGTAGATTTTCTACAGCTACAGTTAGTGGATCTACTATCACATTAACTGGTGACTGGACTGGAGAAACCTTTGTACTTGGTTATTTATTTAATATGGATATCCAGCTACCAACTATTTTTATTGGTCAAAAACAAGGTGACAAGTTTAGAGCTAATACAAGAGCATACTTAACTCTACATAGATTAAAACTAAACTTTATAGATATAGGGTTATACACAACAACTATAGAAAAGTTAGGCAAAGATGATTTTATTGAAACCTATGAAATGACTCCTGCTACACAAATCTTAGCTAACAGAGTCACAGCAGTACAGGAAGTTGAACAGACTGTACCTATATATGAACGTAATAAAAATGTAACCATAAATATAAGTTCTAAACATCCCTTACCAGCGTCGTTAGTGTCGTTGTCTTGGGAAGGAGATTTCAACAATAAGTTTTATAGAAGTGTCTAAATACGTACACCCAATAACAGAGGAGGCTGCACTAGTTGTAGCTTCCAACCTTTTACCAGATGACTATAGAGAAGTGGCAGAGGGTCATGGACATGATCCTGTCGAAGCAATCCCACAATGCTCACAAATAGGCGACACTGTTTATTTCAATGTCCCTAATGGTCAAATAGCAGGAGTAGCAGGAGTACAACCTGATGGCAGAATCTGGATGCTATGTACACCAGCTATCCTGAAATATCCAAAAACGTTTGCTAGAGAAGCTAAACGATTTGTAGAAAGCAGAGAAGAGAAGTTGCTGTGGAATATCGTTGATAAACGAAACACAGTTCATATCAAACTTCTAAGATTCCTAGGGTTCAAATTTCTAAGGGAAGTAAAACATGGACCCAACAATTTATCCTTTATAGAG